TAGTTCCATATGCGATACCTCCTGAGGCAAGTTTTGGGACTAATTTATTAAACAAAGCCCCGGCAGCACCTCCAGCGATACCGGCAGCGATTATATTTGCCGGGAATGGAACACTTTCTAATGCCGAGGCAACAGCAGACGCTATACCCTCAGCAAGTTTCGATGCAATTATTTGTCTTGCCGTATTCCAAATTGCTTTTCCAACATCGTCGATTGAATTTATTTCAGCGTCAGCAACTGCCATAAATGCCTGAGATGCTGCCGTACTTGCGTCTTGTGCATTGTTATATTTCAATTGAGCATCAGCAGCATTCTTCAAAGCTACTGTCATTTTTTCATAAGCGCCAGTCTGTTTTATAATGAGATTTTCATTCCCGCCCTGTGTTGTAATTCCTTTTGATTTGACAGGCGTTAAACCAGCATTGAACATTCCGGCAGTCGCATTTGGGACATCAAAATTTGCCCATTCTTGCTGTTTTTTGTAAAGTTCATTCATGCTTTCGATATAAAGATCGAGAGCAGATTTTTGTTCTTTGATATTATCAGTTGTATTTTTTACAGCTTTTCCGAATCCGCGTTCTTCGAGTATTTGTTGAGTGCGAATTTTTACAGCCTCTTTCCCGGCGTCGCTTGCTACCCATGTAGCAGCAGCTTGTTTATAAGTTGCTTCTTCATGTGCTTTAGCCGCTGCGGCAGCTTCATTTAAGAATCTTGCATATTGAGTATCCCCGAAAGCGGAAAGTCTTTGCCCTAAAGTAAAACTGCTATTCGTAGCTGCGCGGAGACGAACATTCATTTGCTCAAGCAGAGGATTGATAACTTTTGCAATCGCACCACCTGCCGATTCCTTTACTTCATCCCAGTTAGCCGCTAATTTTTCTGTTTCCGTAGCTGATTCAGCAGCAAGACCTTTATATTTTGTTAGAACAAGATCAATTGCCGCTCCATTTTGTAACTGAGATTTTGTAAGTGTCGTGAAATCTTTGTCTAACCTGCCAAGCCTACCAGCCGATCCGGTAAACGTATTATTCAGCATCATATATGCCGATTGCAAATCCTGACCTGTTGCTGCCGCAAGATTTATCGTAGCTTCCGTGATCTTTTTAATCTCAGATGTCGTTTTGCCTGACTGTGCGGCAAGCATCTGTATTTGTTGAATCTGATCATCAGCAACACCAGTGAGTGATTGAAATTCGCCTGCCTGATCAGTTAGCGTTTTAAATGCTGACTGATTGCCCTTTAAAGCAAACAATAATCTGCGATTCGCTTTATCTTGTTCTTCAAAAGCAGCAAATGAAGCTTTCCCGAATGCAACAACAGCAGCAACACTGAAAGCGCCCGCAACCAAAGGCCCTAACTTCCCAACAGAACCACCAAACGAACTTACTGATTTTTCGCTTTCAGCAAGTTTGTTTTTTAGATCACGGTTGTCAGCAGACAACTTAATAATTAGTTCCTCAACTGTTGCCATTATTTAGTTCCAATTTTTCTTCATGTATTCCCACTGCTTTTTGTTCATCAATTTTTTGCCTTTCGGTTTTGGATCGCCTTTCAAAGGTAACCATTCAGTTATTGATAAACGGTCTTTATTTTCAACATTCGCTGCATAAATCATATATGCCTGTAATCTTGCCCGTTCCCAATCGTCCCGGTTCTTTTTTTCGTAACCGTCTAAATAGTTAAGTAAATCCCGATAGGTGAGTTTCCAGAACACGTCCGGTTGAATGCCTGCTATTGATGCCGATTGTTGCAATTCGTCCCATGTCAGGTATTTACCTCGCTTTTTTTTTGTGCCGGTTCTTCCCTGTTTGCGTCAGAACTTCCGATCATCATCTGATTGAAATCGTTCTGATCCATGTCGGAAATCCATTCGCCGACGGTGTACTGATTATAATCAACCGGGCGTCCGTCTGCAAGATCGGCAGCCCGTAAAGCACAATATACCATATCCCGAACCGCCTCGACGTTGTGGAGGTCGCCGAAATAATCCTGCACTTCTTCCTGTGTAAGGTTGTGCATCTTACAGAATTCGTAACGTGCGTTCAGGTTAAATCTCAGAACACGTTGTTTCCCGCCAATTTTGGCAATTACTTCTCCGAATGCCATATACTATGATCCTGCTGAACCGGTTGAAATTTTCTTCGTGATCACACCGGAAGATACAAAATTACCTTTCACGGTAGGGCATGAATCGTTTTTCGTGTCAATCGAGACATCTGAAAGTAGAGCTGAAAATTCCCAATAAACGCCGTTCGTGTTTCCTGTTCCTTGCTGGCCGCATTGTATCGTTGCCAAACCAGAGTTGTTTAAGATTCTATCAACCAACTCTTCACCGTTCAATGCGTTATCGGGATCGTATAATCCGCTGAAAGAACCTTTGACACCAATTTTTCCGGCAGTAGGGTGATAGGTAATATTCCCAGCGCTGTCCTGATTTGTAGTTTCCTGTAACTCTTTCGAGACAGTGAAACTTACATCGGTAGTCCCGCCAATCGGTATCATACCAATTTTAATGCGGAACAGATTTCCATTGATTTCTGACATTTTATTTTTATTTTAGGTTAGACAATAAAGTTGCTTATTTTGGTTGTAATATTTTGAAAGGTAACATCTCCGGCTGTATCTGTCGAGACAACGATTTGAAGTTCATCATCAGTTTCAAGTGAACAAACAACATTTCCTGAAACGGTGTAGAGTTCATTCATGGTTTTGCAAAAAGCATAAATCTCAGATGACGTTTCAATAACGCCGTTTTTCTTTAGCCCAATTTTTACGGTCGTATTGTTCGTGTCTGATTTGAATGAAGCATAAAACGTCGCTTCAAAGTAGGCTGTTTTTGTTCCAGTGAATTTAATGCCCGGTGTCGCCGTCAATTCAAATCCAACAGCAGGTACGTTTGTAAACGATCCTGAAATCGGGTAGTAAGTATTAGCCAATGCGATTACAGTTTTTGTCGGTGCAACCAGGTAGGCATATAAACCATAACCGATCACATCGTATAGGTGATTGACTGATTCTTTCACCTCATTAGCATCAGCATCTTTCCATAGTGTCGGATCTGTTCCCGCTGTTGCGTTTTTGTCTTTGTCAGTATATGTTATCTCTGCCATATGTTTATTGAATTAAAAAGTCAAACTTATAATCGAATTGGTCGTAAGATTCGATTTCAAAAAGTTGCATCTTGAATCTTATGATAGTAGTTGTAAGCGTGTGTGTTTCAGTCTGTTCAGTGTTCGTCATTAGATTGTCGAGTGTGAGTACTGGCATGTTAAAGCCTGGTATCTCATGCGTGTGCGGGTTATTTAGAATCTTTCTAAGTATAGCATCAACAATTCTTTCGCCCCTGTTCATAATGCCATAATCAGACTTCCATCCATCATAGACCTCAACATTTACCGTCACGATCTGCCCGAAGCGATCTTGCGCCCCGCTTTGTACCTCCGTGATCCCGCCAACTATAATATAAGGATAGTCGTTTACCTTGCGCTGCCTGTCGTAGACGGCGTAACCGAGTTCTTTTATCGCGGCTATAAATGATGACCTTACACTATTTATTGACGATCTCATATTTACTTTTTGTTTAAAGCGTCCTTAGCGATCTTATCCAAGTTTTTTTGCAAATACGGCTCTACCCTTTGTTTTGCATTCAGCAAAAATTGATGTTTCGCTTCCTGATCGAAAGCATAATGAACATTCGTGCCGACAACCGCATCTGTTCCTTCCCTTACATTTTCTTTCAAACCGCCATCAAATGATTCCCCTTTATCGTTTGAATAGTTGAAACTATCCGTCGATCTCGTCTTTGCATGAATTGAAGCACGAAGCCTTCCTGTATCAACAGGTGAACCAATTTTCGCTTCTGTCGCTATTTCATTTGCTGCCTCGACCAATACTTTATGAACCTTAGACCCGGTTTTTGTATCCATAGAATTATTGACATATTGTAGCAAATTTGTAATCCTTTGCTGACTTTCTGCTGTTAATTCTATCTGAACATCTGCCATGTTAGTATCCCAAGTTTAAAGTTACTGAACTGATCATCCTGCTTACTTCTTCGTCAAACCCATTGTCTTTACTTTCGTTTTTATAATCGAAAGCAAGTTGTTTCTTTATCGCAAGTTTGAAAAACTCCTCATCATTTGAACCAGTAGTGTAGATTATTTCAGTTATATCCCCGTTTCCAGAGAACATCAACCGGTTCGCAATCAAATGATAATCGCTGCCATCGACATACGTTGTTGCCGTTCCTTCGCTGTCATATGTTTTCACTGAAGTAATTGAAACGGTCGGCGGATATGGCATGTCGATGTACGTATCATTGTAATCGTTTAGAATTAACTTCAATGTTTTTGCGGACAATGAAAGCCCGGAAAGTTGTTCAACTTTCTTTCGAGCTGCGGCAATGCAGGCGGTTATATCAGCGTCATGCGTCGTTACATCTAAGTCGATGCCAAGCCAAGTCTTTGCTTCATTCAGCGTGACAGGTTCAGTTGTAGAATCTGTTATTACTGTTATCATTTCGTTTGCATGTTTTTGAATCCGGGTTTTTGTTTTTCGCTCTGATAACTCAAACGTGAAAGATTGTGAGTGCAATTTATAACATAAATAACACCATTCAAAAGACTGATTTTTGCATTTACGTTTGATTTATCTTTTTTCATTGCACTTTTGTTTAGTGATTCGTTTGGTTGTGATGCTGAATGAACTTATTTAGAAACGTTTCAATTAACTGCATCTCAGTTTCGTTCCTTGCGTCGAGCATTTTTGCACGTTCTATCCCGGCTTTGCTATATTTCTTGTAAAGATTTACATCGTCCAGTTTTTTAATCTGTTCTGCGAAAGGTTCAGCGCGGAGGTCTTTAGCATCATTTACTTCGGGGCAAAACAATCCACAATCTGAAAGTGATTCAACGAGCCCCTGTGTTTTGCTTGCCACAACCGGTATACCTGAGCAAAGAGCCTCGATAGCTGTCCGCCCGTAACTTTCGTAAACTGATGGCATGATGAGAATTCGAGTCTGTTTGTAAACATCATCCCGGATATTCGGTGTATTATCAATGTAATGCAGGTTCTTTGCTTTACCGATGATCTGTTCACCGTAACCGCCTTTCACTCCGAGAAATTCGTATTCAGGAAGCATCTTTGCAAGGTCAACGAGAACCTGTCCGCCCTTCCTGTCCCAGCAGTTTATCAGAGTAATATATTTTCGCTTTTTGCTTTCCGTATGATAATCATTGAAGTAAACAGGAGGATGAAGAATTTCGTAATGATGATTGTATCCTTTCTTTTTGCCGTCTTCGGCCGCCCATTGTGTGTTAAATATTAGGCCAAAATCCTGTTTAATTTCAACCAGCCGGTTAGTGAATGTATTATGAACAACATAAACAATCGGTTTATTTGTGATGCTAGCCCAGTTCCAGGCTTTTCCGGCCCTCACTAAATGAGTTAACCCGACATCGCACCATCTCCAATTTTCATTGCATTCATCAAATCCATCCCGGTAAACTTTCACCCCATCGAGTTCGTAGAACTTTTCAGGAGATGTTGTGACAACCCTGCATTCGTGACCATTTTTAACAAGCCATTTGAGCATAGCGTGTGCCATCCATTCAGCCCCGGCGTTGTGGTAAGGCGGGTAAGCGTGTAAATGATAGAGTACTTTTAGCTTTTGATTCATCAGTTTGTTTGTTAAATGATTATCATTTCTGGAGTATAAATGTCATCCGCTGTAATTCCTGCTATTGGCACTATAAAGGCTTTTCTTTGCCGATATAGTCATATTTTCATCAGTATATGTGATATGCCGGATCATTTCAAATTCACCTCCGAACCTTTAATCCCGTATGTTACATTTGCGCCCCAAATATCGCTGTAATTGTCTGACTGAATTGCCAAGAACGGCTTAACAACGAATCGTTTAAGATGATCTTTCCCGATTGTGTTCAACCATTCATCGTAGATCGTTGTACAACCGTCCTCGAAGTTTTCATAGCACCATTTACGGCCTTTGGCTGAATAGTATATCGCATGTGTCGTCCATGCGTCGTTACAAAAGTATAGTCGTTCGGAAAATCTTTGCTGTCGGCTTTTAACGTTCGCACCGAGATAGAGCAAATCGAAATCTTCAGGAAGTTCTTTAATCGCAGCAAAAAGATCATCAACCGTTCCGGAAAAAAGGCAATCATCCTCAAGCAAAAGCAAATCACCATCGCCGGCAAGTGCGGCTTTCATACTTGCATTGAACCCCATGTAACCGCCGGGAATAGCATCAAATCGTTCGTAGTTTTTAATGCCAAACATTTCAAGTTGCTTTGTCATTTCTTCCCAACGATCTGTACGGTGTGCAAGGTTGATTACTTTTACTTTCATTGTTGTTTGTTTTTGTTTGTTTTAGTTTCGGGATTGCGGGCGGAGGCATTCACCCCCGCCCTCCCGAATGTCTCAATTAAGAGTCACGAACTATGCGCTTCCCTGTGCCATTGCTGAAGCGAAATGTCCGACACAGAATGCAGAAGCATTGTAAGTGACAAGGGCAAGACGTTCTTCAATCACGGCAAGTATGAGATTGTATTTAGCATCAGATTCGTTCTGATCGTAGAACTTGATATTTGCAGCCTTACGATCCCACAACTGGCAACCTGATCCGAAGTCTCCGACGAGGTAATCACCGACGGCCATCTTATTATGTTCGACAATCGGAACGCCGGAAATTGTCATAGGGCCGGTCATGTAAGGTGGCCAAATTAGATTACCCGAGGTGTCTCGTGTCTGCCTCAGCAGCATTGCATCAGTCGGATGCAGCGTGATGTAATTAGGCGAAAAACCAGCAGCTCTTACCTGTGTTACGGCTGAATCAAGGATCATAAGCCTGTCAACCTTGCTGTCCGCAAGATTATCAACCCAGTTTGTACCCGATACCATCAGACCTTTTATGTCAGAAGAACCGGAGCCGTACAACAGTTTATAATCCTCTGCTTGTTTCAGAAGTTCAATCCAGCGAGTTGTGATGTAACTGGTGAACTGAGGCATGTCTTCCAGAAGTTCTTCTGAAAACTTTATCCACGTGGCTACTTTTTCGATAGCCCATTTGGTCACGGCTAAGGTCGAATAGCTTTCAGGCTTCAATGCTCCTTCAGCAACACGTGCAATTCCATCAGATGTTGCAGATTCGTAAGGCATCCAAATTGAATTACTGGTTGCCATTCCCTGCGGTATGATGTCACGGATATGCCAGCGGTAGCCGGGTGCAAAAATAAGCGGAGTAAACTGCGGAGCTATTGTATCTGTCGTGCGGGTCATTGTCGTTTTAGTCTGCATCAAATCAATGCCCTTCATATCGAGAGTACCTCCACGTTTACTCTCTTTCCAATTTTTAACCCATTCCATTTTTTCAACCAGTGCTTTTACCTGATCGGGAATTGGGATGTCAGGATTCGACACATTCAGCTTTTGCAGCTTAATGTCGAGTGCATCATATTGCTCCTGCAACTTCTGATACTTTTCATAGACCGGTTTGAGTTGGCTTTTTACAGCTTCTTCATACTCCGGCGTTCCGGGTTCAAGTTTTTCTAGGCGCTTGATAAGCGGATCGACGAGCTTATTCATTTTCTGCTCCAGCTTCTCCGCTTCCTGTTCAAGGGCCAATTTTTCTTCATCAGTCATTTTTTGTCCTTTCGTTAAGAAGTTTATAAAAATTGATTTTCATAGCTTCGGGGCTGCCGGTAGCTTCTTGTTCGGAATCTTTATCGGAATCGGTATTGCCGGATTCGCCTTTAAAGATAGCCCGAATATCTTTGAGTAATTTCTCAATCATTTCAAAAGTTTCATCTGAAAGAGTTCCATTCCTCAGTAGTTCATTCAACAGGTTCGTCTTTACCAAGAACTCTTCTGATTTTATGCCGGTTGTTGGGGTGTTTTCATTAGCCCCCCAAAGGACAGATGACCCCTCCCACAACCTTAATTCCTGTAATAATGTGTAATCAACTTCATTACGTGCCTGGATAGTATTGAATCCTATCGAGTGTTCAGTTATTGCACCAGCTTCATACAATTTCAATACATCATTTGCCAAAACAGTATCAGGGAATGCAGTTTCAAAGTAAAGCCCTTTTTCATCCTCTTTGAGAATCGAAGGCTTGCCAATAGGTTTACCGGTGTCATGGTTGAAAAGGTGCCATATGCGATTACCCGTCTCAGGGCCATTCATCTGAAGCGTCTTTGCAAATGCCCCTTTCATAATTACGTCGCCATCGCTATCAGGTTTTGGATTGCCAATATCGTCGTAACCCCATGTCGAAAAATAACCAGTCACGATACGGCCTTTAGCATCGACATCTTTAACCTGTCCTTTGAATGACTTTATTTTTATCTGTTTTTCCATTGTTATCATTTTGTTACGTAAACAGAATATTTTTCGAGCCTGATTGCATCGTATGCTTTTGGAAGTAAACCTAAGCGTTTCATCCTGTTTACCCATGTCATCGTAACAGGGCGGTATCCATCCTTCCATGAAATTACATAGTATTTATAATTTGTAGCAGCATGCAACCTATCAGCCTCTTTCTTTGCAGATTCGAGTTTTCTCAAGTCGCGTTCCGTTTCGCGATACTCTTTGTCGGTTATGTATTTAAGAATGTTCATTTGTTTATTTTAAACGTTTCTACCCCAATCGAACTCTGAATCAGATTTTGCCTGGTAACCGACAGCACATCGACAGTTAATGACTTCCTCAGCATCGCCGGAAGGATCGCCCGGAACGGTTAATCCATTGCTGAATTCATCGTTCATATCGACAACCTCACCATTAATTGCAATATGGCTTTCGCGTGTCTTGTCATCAATATATGCGATCCAAACCTTATCCATTGCAATTCCTGTCGCAACCGCCCCGGCCTGTGACGACATATTCGATGCTGAGATGACCTCTGTTCTCGCAATTCTGATCGCCCTATAATCTTTAGTTATGTTCAATTCGTACTGCATCAGTTTTGCCATATCCTGAACTGATTGACCTTCTGCAAATCCTTTTGATGCAATTTTTTGAACGACATTAATAAATTCATCTTTTGTTGTGCCTGTAATCCACGTTATCCGAGTTCCTAATTGCGTGCGAAAGACTTTATCAACCCACGCGAACCAGTAATCCTGTTCAACGTTAGGAGGCCTGCGTTTTAAACCGGCTTGTTTCTTCAGTTCTTCATATGTCTGTTGACCGAAATGCTTTGATACCGGAACGTAAATTTGTTTGAGTGCATTTTCGATTTCTTCACTTTTAATTGCATGTTCAGCAACATCCATCATTTGCTGATACGAATTGCATTTTTTTATTTGGGCGATAAAATCATCATTGTACTTTTTGAGGGCTTTTCGCATAATGGCAGTAGCGGCACGGTAATACCGTGAACGCTGCCTTTCCATATTAACAACCCTTTTATCCATTTCAGTATTTCAGATTTTTAAGTGCTTCATCAGATTCGTCCTCCATTCCCATGTCAGAAATCGAGACCATACCCATCGGCATATAAACGTCATTCATTAAAGGATTTTCCGATTCCGGCAAGTTCATTGCTGCAAGCCGCTGATTAGGTGTCAGCCACCATGCAGAATTTAAAGCCCCCGACATTGTTGCAATATCCGCCTGAAGTTCCGGAATATCAGACAAATCATAGTCGAAAAGTTCAATCTTTCCTGTTGCCTGGTTGTATTTTTGAGCGATCTTATTAAGTGCATCCTTAGTACGTTCAAGTTCAGGGATCACAGCATTATTCCATAGTTGGCGCATGAACTCCCGGTTATTTGCAGATTGAGTGGCGTATTGGTTATCATTCATCAGTGCTGAAGGTACACCGTATATGTTGCAGTAGTCACGAAGCGAAAGTTTCATAAACTCCAACACGTTCATATCAACCAATGACTTACCAATTTCGTGAACTTCAACAGGTAGATTCTTTAACATGAAA